TTAGATGCGCAGAATAGGGAAACGCTGCGCAGATTCATTGCCGATGCTGAAAAGAATCGGGATGACTTAAGTGGGAGCGTTATTGCCACGATGACGCAATTCTTAATGAATCTTAGGCTTGCGATTCAAAAACCTAACCGAACTTGGGTGACACCCGAAGAATTAATCAACGCACAAGTTCAAGAACTACGTAATTGCGTCGTAGATTTAGAAGCCTATAAAAATCGCATACTTGAAGGAGTAACACATCAATGAAGAACCAAAACCGCAGTATTATTGGCGCACTAGACTATAGCATTACATCATTGCAGAACATTAAAACCACGCTAATGGATATATCCCATCCACAGAAGGAGCTTAATTGGGCCGTCGGAGGGGTTATAGTTGCTCTGATGAGCCAATTAATGCGCATTTGCCATGAAACCTTTGTGGAAACAGGCAACACCGGTGATGCAAATGCTAAAGACGATTTAGTTCTAATTCAGTCTAAATTTAACGATTTCATGCATAGGATGATTAACAATGACTGACTTCGAATCGGATTACTTGAATATCTTAATGCGGCAGGTTAACGAGGAAATTGAATACCTTGTGCGTAATGGCCATAGCGATGATAAAAACTTTTTGCCCTGTATGTTCTGTATTAAGCATGACGATAGACACTATTATCGATGCGAGCGCTTAAAGAGCTTAAGGGAATTCCAATCTATTCTGGCAGTAAAGGGTGGTCGAGATATTCCTAAGGAGCTTAGCGAAATGGGAAAAATGGTTGATAATCATATCGAAGATGCCTCAAATTATTTAATGCAAACTGTTCCATCCTCTACCTTCGATTTGCCTCCATTGTTGCAACCGCTCTAAAACCTCCATACGCGCGTTTTAAGGGGTGTTTATTTTCACCCCTGGCAAACATACTAGTTGTTGTATAAATCGTTACTACGGGCTGAAAAAACGGATTCCTGAGCATTTTTATTTCTTGCTAGAGGTTGCTTGAACCATCCATACGGAACTTCGGCAAATGTTCCACCATTAAATGCAAAAATTAATTCAAATATATCGCCGAATCGATTCTTACGGCATTTGACGACAAATTGATTACGAAGCACTGGATCATCGCGATAGAGCTCTGGACGGTCTAGCCCTAACCAGATTGCTGAACTATTATGACCCCCAGAGCCATTCGCAGCATCATGTGGCCATGGGCATCTATCCTCTTCTGAACGATTAGCAGCTCCTCTGTTAATCTGCGATAGCAGAATCACCGTGCAATCAAGCTCAATAGCGAGCTGAGCTAATTGCGTCGTAATCTCATCAAGCTTCAAGTCATTGCGGTCAAATTTGCCTTTCACTTTAACCAAACCAAGATAGTCAACTACGATTACCGATATTTTCCGCTCCATCGCGCGAATTCTGGAAGAGGTAATAATAAAATCTAAATCAGCGCCATTACGCGACATCGTGGTATCGTAAATACGTAGAGGAATTGCAAGCGATTTGCTGATAGCGGTTAATTGCTCCTCCTCAGTCATCTTATCAAAAGGCTTTCCGCCACAAACTCCGACATGTCTAGACCAAATTTGGTTATATTCCATTTCTAGCGAGAAGAACAAAGCTTCCGTATCTGGTTGTGCTCTCGCAATCGCGTCTGCTAGGAAAATTGCAAATCCAGTCTTTCCGGTACTAGGTGCTGCTGCCGCGAAAATTAAACTCTTTGGCATTACTCCACCACCTAAGCCGTCATTAAGTTGCTGGCAAGTGGTAGCTATTGGCTTTGGTTGAACATTTTTACCTTCGTAGAATGCATCAGCGATATCAGCGTTAGACATTCCGCTCTTCGATTCGCGATAATTTAATCCTGAAATCTCAGTAATTGCAGAAGTTAAAATAGCTGTAGCTTCTTCTGGCTTACGACAATCTGCAACGTCTTGAATCATATTCTGAGCAAGTGCCATCTGCTTACGTAAGCGCATCATAGTGTTTAATCGACTTACGTCATTAGCCAAATAAGATTCGCCAGAAGGTAGTTTGCCGTATTCCTGAATTAATGCCCATACAGCCATATATAAATCGTTTTCATCTTTAGGAATTGAGGTAACGATATCCACAAAGGTGAATGGCTCAGCATTACTATAAGCCTTCCTAATCATAGCGAATATGGCTTGGTTCTCCATGCGATAGAAGCTATCAGTAGTCAAAGATAGCATAGCCTTCTGAACGCGAGCTTCGCTAGAATTGCCATAATGCATCAGGGTTTCTAGTACGCGTTGTTCTAGTTCTGCTGAGTAGTTAGGCGTAATCATGAGTATGATTCCTCTAAAAATTTAACGAAATTATCCCACCGGCAGAAAGTTTCTAGGCCGTTCTTCTTCTGACGACCAGCTTTGGTTTCATAAGTCTTTAGTGCAAAATTCGGTGCACAAACTTTCAGAGCTTGCATATATTTCCTGAAGGACTGAGGCGTTAAGGGCTTCCTATCAGGGTCAGCTTCAGGCCAACGCTTGATTAAGCCACGCAGAACCTTTTCCAGGGAAGTAGATAGCAAAGTCTTATGAGGCTGAGGATTATTAGGGAATTCTTCGCGATAAATCTGAATCATCTCTTGCATTAACTGCTTATTACTGCTGCTCACGCTAGTAGTAATAGTATTATTACTACAATGAGTAGTGTTTTCTGGTATAGGTTTGCCGTTTTGGACAAAACCTTTTGCCGTTTTGGGCAAATCAGTATCGACGGGGTATTCAATACTTCTGGCCTTAATCTTTTCCTTGAGAATAGGGTAATATTCCAGAGCTTTATCGGTAAGCGCATACCAGCAAGTCTTATCATATTTATGCTTATTGAAATTGCCAATCTCGATTAATCCTTGCTCTTGGCAATGCTTGATAATGGTTCTGATATTCTTAGTAGACCAGAAATTAAAATAATTCTGGAAGTCTTTGATAGTGCTATAAGACCAGCATTTACCTTCTCGTATATTGCGGTGCTCAAATTTTTCTCTATCGATATTGGTTCTTAACCAAGAGGCAAGGTTTGCTATGAAAATACAGATGTTGGCGTCTTTAGTATCAAGTAATAACTGTTCATTCAAATTTAAGTTCATGTTATAATTCCTTCTGTTGCGTTCTTAGTCGTTCGTAACGTGTTAGGGATGTATTTAACGTGATTCCGCTGCCAGGCTTTCACACGTTATTCTAGTTGTAAGGGCAGGAAGCCCTCGCTTTTCTTCCAATATCAAATCATCTGTAATTCCTAAAAGTATTTAATCGAAGCATATCCATAGCAATACCCAAACGTACAGCTAGATTCTCTGCGCTTATATCGGGATATTGCATTAAAATTTTGGTGCGTAGAACTTCCAGTATATCCATAGCTGACGTCCTTTGTCGCATAATGAATTGAAGAAATAATTGGCGTAAAGCTTGATTCTGTAAAATGTTGATGTAAAATTTGCTTCATGTAGTTACTCATGGTTGTGCATGTTGTAGTTACGCAGAGATTAGACAGAGCTGTTACTCATCTAATCTTGCCCAAGGCTTAATGCCCGCGAAGGGAGGCTTCTTATGGCTTCCCTTAATTCGCAGTAATTTACCTCGAAACGCTTTCTAATTCAATTGCTAAGTTCTGTCTTATTTCACCTAAATTGGTTTCCTTAAGCAATTCACCGTCTTTGTAAATCGTTTCCAAGAACCCTTCGGCCTCAGATTGCTCAGATTGTCTATCTAACGCAAAGAATCGACCAGTTACAGCATCAAGTTCAACTTTAATCAATCCGCAAGCAGACTTCTTATTCCCGTCGCCAGTTACAGGGTTCTTCTGAATCGCTCGACGCTCACCATCAACCACAGCACTTGTGGCCTTAATCGCAAAGCCAAAAGTATCGCGGGTCACATATTGGTACGTGAAGCTCCCTATGCCGAACACGATATTAGAGGACGCAAATCCTTTTTCTTCCATCAGTTCTAGTATTAAGCGAGCACGTTCAACCGTAATTGCATCACCGTAAATCAATCCGACTTTAGGGTTAAGTTCTTTATATCCTGCCGAGTTAATTCGTCCCCCGAAAGTTTCCCATAGGCACTGCAAAGCTCCCTTGTGGGCTGGACTATCAGGAATCGCGCACATATCACCACATATGATATCAGCAGGATCGCCAGAATCAGGACGTATAACCACTTTGCCTTGTCGCGCATGAATCTCCTTATACAAGCTGGGTAAGTAAACGGTTAAAGTCTGCCATAGGTCAAATGTATCAGCTACTATTGAAACAATTCCGTCAGGGTAAACTTCCGTAATTAACCGCTTTATAAGGGCAAATTCTCCATTAGCGCCATCGCAACACATCACGCTATGTTCAGTAGCCGGAACGCTGCTACCAACATTTGTGACGGTAGCAGAAGCATCGTAATAATTATTAAGCAATTCAATAGAGCTGACACAATCTGTGCCTTGGAATGACGTTAAGTGCGCAGCTCCACAGATGGAGGCATCATCCCACCCAGACATTCCCCTAAAACTGAAATCATGCGCTTGGAAAGGCACAAAGCTTTCATCCGTTCCTGTCTTCTTGGCAAAGTCAGTTAGCAAGCGCTTCATCTCAAATGCTATTGTGGCGCAGGTCATGGGTTTCCAAAGACTAGCCGAAATAATAGTTTCAAGGTAATTAGTAAGCCAAAAGAAATCAGGATGAGTATTAACAATGGTAAGCACAGGAACGCCAATAGGTACTCGGAAGCCTTCATTTAAAGCCTTAATCTTAATCGGTAAATAACCTAAGTCATGAAGCGCTTCAATATGTGAGCAATCGAAGTTATCAATGCCTAGAGCCTGTTCTATGAGGTTCTTATATTCATGCACTACTTCATTGCAGTTTCTAGCAAAGAACATAGTCTCCCATTCAATCTGCAAGTGCTGCTTAATGAACGCCTGAATGCCGAACACCACTACTTGATTATCATAATCATGGAGTAAGCTATGCGTTGGTTTGACATAGCGTGGCGTAAGATTCGAGTAAATCTCGGTAGTACCTTTAGCATATTGGTTTATGTGGCCAACTTTGTAGAAGTCTATCGCAAATAGAGGGCTGCAATACATATGAGAAATCCCTTAAAATAGTTAATCGAACATCAGCGTTAAGGCGTTCATCATCCAGAACATGGTGGCAATATATGTGGTTGAAGTGCTCGCATAATTCATCTAAACCTTTGCTGAATATTCCATGCGTCACGTATAGGTACAGTTCTGCGGCGCCTTGTTCCTTCAATGCCTTAGATGCTTCTATGAATGTACCGCCTCCATCGCAAATGTCATCCACAATCATGACGTTGAAGCCATCTACACTGCGGTTATGCTCTTCGAACTTAATTCCCTCTATATGCCCTGTGTGTGTATTGCGTCTCTTACTAAGGTAAACAGGTTGTTGAAGGTCGAAGTGATTGACGATTTTATCAACTCTATGAATGGCTCCCTTATCGGGTGCACATAGAACCAGATCGCATAAGTCAAAGCTGTTAAGCAGATTATAGCGAGCAAAAATATCGTACGCTTCCCAGTGCCAGACATAGTTGTTGGGCAGTAATTCATCGGCTTCTCCTTCATTATGGACGTCCCATAGGCGAATAGTGCTGACGCCTAAATTGTCTAAGAAGTGACAGATAACTTTTAAACTGAATGCTTCACCAGGCGAGCATACTCTATCTTGGCGAGCATAAGGTAAGTAGAGAACATCAAGGTCAATATCATAAATGCCTATGTTATGTAGGGCATTCACAGTGAGGGCTAAGAGCATTATGTGGCTGGCATAAGCTGGCTTCCACATCAAATTTACACGCTCTGGTTCTATCAGTTCTGGCAAGCGAACTTGTAGTTCACCGCCTGAGAAAGTAAAGTAGTCAACTTTCTGATTGTTCAGTAGCAGCATCTTCCATACTCCCTATGTCGGATTTCATCTGTAGGAAAGCAAAAAAGACTCCTGCTCGGAACCCTCTTCTATAATCCTTATTCTCTTCAGTGGCTATTTCATCATGAAACGCCATTCCAGCATTATTGCAATTCTTCTGAAGGAAGTCCTTTATGACATTCATCGGCTTCATCCTTGCTCCTTAGAATCTTAAGTAAATGGAAAGCCAGACGGTCGATTACCGCAAGCCACATCAGCAAAATAATACTTATTAGTATAATATCAGCCCATAATGGCATATAATTATTCGATATTGCCCATGGGAGAATGACTCCCTGAGCGAACATGAATGTAGCCATAAAGGAAATTATCTTAAAGAGCATCCATCTCATTTCTTATCTCCAATATTGATAAACGGCAATGCGTTCCCAGCATTAGTCTGAGGCAACTTCCCATCCCATTTCAAAATTGATTGATATTGCACGAATTCAGGCGTTAGGCTCTTAGCTAGAATCTGGTTAGCCTTAGCTTGCGCTTCTGCCTTGATCATGATTTGCTTAGCGCTTGCCTCTGCTTCAACAATTGTCTTCTGAGCTTCCGCTCGACTTGTAGCAACCTCATTTTCAACTCGCATTGCGTTCTGAGTAGCCTGAATCTTCGTATTAATCGATTCAACCACATTATGCGGCAATTCAAATGAGCCAACCAGGTAAATCTTATCCACTTCGATACCATTCTCTGCTGCTTCCTTTTTCACGATTGTATTAACACGGCTGATAAACTTCTCTTTTCCAGCGCCATAGATGGCCTCAACCGTCATTGTACTGGCAACTTCATTCATGGCATCGCGTACTTGGTTGTGAAGAAATGTATTGGTAATTTCCTCAATGCCTAAGCGGTATTTCTGAAATACCTTGACCACATTATCAGGCGCAATCTTGTAGGTAATGCCGGCTGAGGTGCGAATGGATAAACCTTCAGACGTTTGCATTGCAATAGCTTGAGCATCTGTCCATGAGTAATTCTGAAGAAAGGTAGGGAATAAATACATCTCTCGATTCCAGCCTAGGTAGTAACGCCCTACGCCAGCAGATTGCTCTGATACTCCTTTTTCACTTCCGTAAAGATTAACTATCACTCCTCGATAACCAGCAGGAACACGGGTTAAATTACAGGCTACATAAAGTGCTGCAATTGCCGTGAAACCTATGGCAATTCCTCCTTGAATCTTATGTTTCATCTTCATTTCTTACTTCCTTTGCGTGGGTTGATATAGGGGTCTTCATCATCCGGCATTAATTCGCCTTCAGTGATGTGGGCTAATCTAAACTGCTGCCTGTGAGGAATATAGCCTTGCTGCTTCCATTTAGTCATATTCTGAGACGCTATACCAAGCGCCTTACAGGCTTGAGTAAGATTGCCAAAATAATTTACTACGTCATCAAGTGTCATTGGCATCTCCTATATAATTGCGACAATTTTAACTTAAACCACGTTTGAATACTACATTGATTTAAAATCAAGTTTCTAATAGGATTGAGTCTTTCCAGGAGGGAAATTATGTTAACGGATGAACAACGTGCCAGAAGGCATAGCGGAATAGGTGCATCTGATACGCCTATCATTATGGGCTATTCAACTTACAAAACACCTTACCAGTTATATCTTGAGAAGATTGGTGCTATCCAGCCCGACGACGAAATGACTGAGCAGCAGTATTGGGGGAATGCCTTAGAGCCCGCAATTATCAATCGATTTTCCCAAGAGAATAATGTCGAAATCAGTTTTCCAGACACCGTCTATCATCCGCAATATCCTTTCATCTTTGCCAATTTGGACGGATGGATTGAAAGCGAGCGCGCGGTAGTAGAAGCTAAATCTGCCAACAGTTTCATGCGTAAAGAGTGGGATATGGCCTTAAATGACGGCATACCCTTAGTGTATTTAATCCAAATTGCCAAGCAATGTGCCATCACTGATGCAAGTCGTGGTTATTGTGCTGTGCTAATCGGTGGAATGGAGTATAAACAGTTTACCTACGAACGAGATATAGAACTTGAATCAGTCATTATTCAGGCTGATATTGACTTCTGGGAATGTGTTACTCATCGTCGTGAACCTGCTCCTTTAAATACTTCTGACTGTAGATTGAAGTTCCCTACACCAAGTCCTGATAAGATAAGAGAAGCAACCTTTGAAATCGCCAATAATTTGACAGCTCTATTGGATGTTAAGCACAAGATTAAGGTCTTAAACGACACTGAAGAGCAATATAAGATGCGCGTAATGTCTCATATGGGTGACGCTGAGTATCTAATGGGCATGGATGGCGAAATATTGGCTACATGGAAGGCTACGAAGAAAGGTAATAGAGTTTTCAATGTTAAATCTTAATAATAGCAAGTGAGGGATCACATGAGCAATACAGAGCTTACGCAGACTAAGCAGGATTTACAGGTAGCCGATCACATGATATCAATCCGTCTAACAGACAGTTTGTTCTCTAAGGACTTGGCGCCGCATTATATGAAATTGGCGGGACAATTAGCGTCATCAGAAATTGTGCCAAAATGTTATCGCAATAAGCCAGCAGACTTATTCCTATGCTGGGCTAAAGGCTATCAGTTAGGCATTCCTCCTGAGCAGGCTATGGACTGTATTTCAGTCATCAATGGGAAGGCTGTAATGTGGGGAGATGAGATGCTTGCGTTATGTATGGCTCATCCTGACTTCGAAGATATTGAAGAAGACCCTATTCTCGACCAACATAACACCGTAATAGGTTACATTTGTACCATTACTCGCAAGGGGCGTAAGCCTAAGCGAAGCGAGTTTACATTAGACATGGCCAAGAAAGCAGGTTTACTCGCCAAGGGCGGTGTATGGAATCAATACCCAGAACGAATGCTGAAGCTTCGTGCTAGAGGTTTCTGCCTGCGTGATGCGTTCCCAGATGCTCTTAAAGGACTTAAGTCCCGCGAAGAAGTTGAGGATTACATTGAAGCTGAATACACCGTGTCTAAGCCTTCCAGGACTGAGCAATTAAAGCAGGAACTTAACCAAGGAGTGAAGAATGTTGACGCAATTTATGGATTTACTGCTGGGGTGGAGAATCAAGAGGCTGGACAAGAAAATACGGCAAGCGAAAAGCCACAGCCAGTGGAGCAAGCTGGAGAGGATACGCTTAAATTGCATATTGAGATTAAGCGGCTCATTGAAGAGACAGGATTTACTGAAGAGCGGTTAAAGAAAGCCTTGAAGTTCTATAAGGTTGAATCGATTGACCAACTGGATTGGGAAGCGGCGCATCACTTTGTATTAAAATTAACTAAATAAGGAAATTATTATGGTCAATCAAGGTACCATTCTTGGACGAGTGGGTAAGATAGATACGAAGACTACTTCAACGGGGACTAAGATTACTAATATTAGCGTCGTTACTTCAAAGCGCTTTGTGAAGAACGGTGAGAAGCAAGAGAAAGCAACATGGCATAATGTCACTGCATTTCAGAAATTAGCAGAGATTGCCGAAAAGTATGTCAATGTCGGTGATTTAGTGTATATCCAAGGAGAAATGGATAACCAGAAGTATACGACTCAAGACGGTCAAGAGCGCACTAAGTACTTTATTTTGGCGCATAATATTCAGCTTATGCCTCGTAGTAAGGAACACCCTGCTCAGGCTCCTAAAGGCAAAGTTCAGGACGATGCGTTCGAAGACGATGATATCCCATGGTAGATAAAGTATCAGAGTTGGTTTATCGGCAGAAGCCAAGCTTATACAATGCCGAAACGGATGATAGGATTCCCTTAATGGTCTGTCCTAAGTGCAGCAATATTAGCTTTGCACTCACGGCAGATAATAAATTCTATTGTCTTGATTGTGAAACTCTTTACGAGGGCTTAGATTCACTGCGATAACCTATATACTCCTTCATGGTGCTGATAACTTCATCAGCGCCATAACATACTACGGCTTTATATCCTACGCTTCTCATTCGCTCTAGAAATTCTTTCTGCGCTGGGGTTGGCTTTCCAATCTTAGACTTCACTTCAATGAAGAGTCCATGATAGCCACCACTTGGCCAAGCCATAAAGAGGTCACTAGCACCCTTTAATACGCCCATCTGCTTCATGATGTAGCCCATATAATAGGTAGCCTTGCGTTCATTGCCGATATGCATTGTATGAAGCGCAATCTTTGGGTGCTGCATTCGAAGCCAGTCCATGGCTGCTATTTGTTCATTCGATTCTGTGTGGCGTTTATAACTATTGGTTACCAGTGATCCTTGCTCAGCCATCTGGTTAATCCTTTAACCATATTGAGTTATAATGACTATATCAACCGAGGATTAATATGTCGAACAATGCAATAAATTTCTGCGTCTATTGTAGGGATGAATTTTCCACCCTTAAAACTGAAATCAAGCGCGGAAAAGGTAAATTCTGTTCTAGAGCTTGTGCTAATAAAGGTGCTCTGCGTAAATCATTATCGATTAAAGAAATCCTATATAAGAACATATCACCAGAATCCAATAGCCATGGATGTTGGCTATACACTAAGTTGATTATGAAAGGATATGGGCATCTCAATATAAATGGGATTAAAGTTCCTGCTCACAGGGTAAGTTACGAACTTCATAATAGCTCTATTCCACAAGGGATGTATATTTGCCATAAATGTGATGTGAGGGAATGTGTGAACCCACATCATCTGTTCGTTGGAACTCATTTAGATAATATGCAGGATAAAGTTCACAAGGGTCGGGCAGCTAGAAAACTCGATTATGAAAATGTTATTGAAATTAAGAGAAGAATAGCTAATGGAGAATCAGATTCAATAATTAGCAAAGATTACAATGTAAATCGCCAAACAATTAATAAAATTAGATTAAAGCAATTGTGGAATCATATTACCAGCTAGCTCTCATCAGCCACCCTTTTCTGAATACTTCCATGGCCGGATTTGCGGCTAAAATTTCAATGTAACGATGTTCCGCACATTCCCTAAGCTCCTGGCGCAGCGTATTTCCATCCGTGGAATTAGCTGCGCCAAAAGTTTGTCCACCTAAAATGCCGTCCACCGAGATGGGTTTTTCTCTCAGTCTATTAATTGCTATTTGAAGCAGCTTATGAGCCGCAAAGCCTCCCATATTGACGGCTAGGTCGAACACTTTCTCTACTACTATGAGTTCATTGAATGCCGCATAGCGGTACTTATCCCACCAATATTTGCGGTAAATTGCTTCGGCGCCATCCTTATGAAGGCCGATTACGTCTTCATCGTTAATCTTGCCGTCGCCATTAAGGTCTAAGCCCATGGTCTTCAGGTAACGTAGCGATATACCCCAATTAGTCGTTCCACCTGGGTCACGCTTGTCCAATGATAAGCCACCCTCATGTTCCAAAATGGAACTTATGCAAGATTGGAACATCTCTTCATGAGTCATTAACATTCTCCATGCTCAAAATGGGAACCACCGAATAATCGAACGCCCAAATAGAATTTAGACGCAGTAAATGCGGTAACGTCTTCCGTGATTAGTGCAGAATAAAGAACTTCGTCAGCAAATTGGCGAGTAATATTGTTATTACAGCGGTACAGGTAATCATGTAGGATTGCAGGAGCCACGAAGCCCGAATATTGAGGAGCAAAAATCGGCCATAGCAAGCGCGGAATGCTCGCCAAATCCGTCTCAAAACCCTTCGGTACGGTATATTTCTTATCATCTATGGTCACTCTCATGTTCTGGCAGGTCTTGTAGTCATAGCCCTTGAACGGGATGATGCAAGCCTGATTCATAAACTTGACACGATGAAAATGAGCACACCCGACCATATAGACGAGCGATAAGTAGATTATAAAGATGAACGCCAATCCTTGGCGTACTATTCTCATACTGTCTCCCTGTAATGATGCAGCAGGGAAAAGGAATTATCATGGAGTGGAAAAACCTACTGCATCAGGGTCAGTATAGCATTGAATTGTAAGGAATTTGTACTATGAAAAAAGATAGCCTAATTATGAGCTGGTTAGTCGGAATTCAATCAATCGAAAATCGGATCTAATCTTATTCGGTCAATCGGGACTTCGGATCTAAACTGTAATAATAATCAATGTTAGGGGAGTAATTAGGTCAGGCCACCTGACTTCCTCTCCCATAGAATTGGTGGGAAAGGGGCGAATCGAACGCCTACTATTTCTAGTCTATTTATCTGACGGGAATTGAACCCGCTACATCAAGCTTAACAGGCTTGTGCTCTACCAATTGAGCTACAGTTAAGATGCTTGTTACAGGCAAGCTCTGGCAACGCAACAGTACTGCTGCTTAGGATTAAGGCTCCTAGCGGCCTTCCTCATACCATTAGGCTATCAAACTGGTGGGGCAGACGCTTGGCGCATGAGTCAATTAAGAATGAACCACATTCACCCCTTAACTCATTTAAGCTGATTGGATTGGAAATGCTTCCATTACCATAGGGTCTACTTCTAATTCTGTAGTCCAATTAGCTTGCTGGATTAATGCATCTACAAGACGTAGTTGCTTAGCAACGTAATCAAATTCTGCGGTGACTTGGGAAGCGGTAAGTTTGGGAAAATTAGCACTGATTTCATCTATGCCTTCAGTAACCTTAACTCGGTTAGCACGAACTTCGTAGAAAGCTTGGTTGTCTTTAAAGCGTTTAACGACTTCTAACTTCTCGGCAAGTTCTTTACGGCGTAGCAGAGCTTCAGCTAATTTAATCTTCATCATTCTTCCTTAATTGAGTAAGATAAATAGCCTATAGTCTTGAACGGAGGACAATCCAATTCTGTAAGATATAAGCTATTTAATGACGGCATTGTACCAGCAACCGCCATTAGTTTGCAAGATTAAGGTCTAAGAATCTGATAATTTAAAAATGTATCTGCGCCAGGATTACCGCTAAATGTGATTATTACTTGGTTAGCAGTACATACCGCTTGCAGAATAGATACATTATTAGTTCCATTATCTACCACTTGCGTAAATAATAAGTCAGTAGCCTGAACGCCTGCGATATTTAACGTTTCAGTGGCACTTCCACCCGAAGTTAAATATTGACCTGCTGTTAAAAGCAATGAAGAAGTAATTGGAATTAAATTCCAGTTAGTCCCATTATGGTCAACTTGATATATGCCAGCTCTAGCACGTGAAGCAGGAGTTTCCTGAGTTATCACGTTAACTAAATCGCCTTGGCTGAATGAGAATCCTGCATCGACAGAATGATTCAAATATCCAGTAGTTAAAATTGTAGCTACTGAATCGCTAGTAAGAATGTAGTCAAACTTTGGCTGAACGCCAACCAATCCAGTCTGACCTAATTGAATGTTAAGAATAGGCATTTCAACGCTCCTTGTTAATTAAGTTAATTATGAATATTCGTAAATTATTACTATCCCAGCAGCACCATTACCGCC